TATCTTTTAGCTTTATACCGCTAGCGAGCCCCTTAATCTGCATATCGCCATTAACCTGCAATTTATCTACATTAACTTGGTCTGTTGATACCTGTATAGGTAAAGGGTTTCCCCCTGCCGTTATAGATTTTTCAAACTTATCTACAGGTCTATTTCGTTCCATCTGTAAATTATTATTAATTTTGCGTGGCATCTAGGCTGAATACTTCACGACTAAATCTTTTAGTAATGTAATCTGTTCTTTTAGCCCTGTTATCTCCACCTTCATTTCCCGCATTTGTATATCTAGCTCATTTTCTTTATGTACGTAATCTTCTAAGGGGTGCAATCTTGGGGCGATAAACTTATCAAATACCATAGTAGCCACCTTAATAAGTACGGCTTGGGGTATCATTCACCCCCCTTAATGGCATTTAGAATGTCATCGAAGCCATCATCCAGTTTAGTTTCTATAACTATTAAACGGCTATCTATTCCATCTATTGCAATTTGGTTAGTTTTAGCTAATTCTAGGGCTGTAGATGCCCTTTCCTGTAAGGTTTCCATATTAGCCAATAGTTTACCGCCAGAAAAGATTAAACCTCCTAAAAAAGCGAATATAGCAATTACGTTACCTAAGTTTATTTTATTGTCCAGCTTCATTTTCTACCAGTTTAGATAGTTTGCGGGCTCGGTTTGGGGTTTGCTTTGCCCATTTACTATCCAGCATTTCTTTGCTTGCCCCAATAAAATTACGTTGTTTAAACAGAGCGATAGTCTTACGGAAAAGTAAAAAATTAGGTACGCCCATTTGATAACACATCTCCAATATTACATCTTTAATATTTAAAGGCATATCCTCGACCCATTCGGCTTGCTTAGAAATTTCCTCCATAAACCGTAATAGTTTTTCTTCCAGTATAATATCGCAAACTTCTTTAGACAAGTACAAATCATCAACCTTAAACCCTATGCCTATAGTCAAATGCTTTTCTGTGCATAAATAAGCTTTGGGTCGGTATCCCTCAGATTCTAATATCGCTTTTTTTAGTTTTTCCATAGTATAAGTAAATAACTCCTTTATAAAATAGGGGTTCGCAAACTCAAAATTTCACGAACCCCTAAAAGCAAAACTATGGTTTAGCTAGCCTGATTGAATTTGATTCCTTTTTTGAAAGAAGCATCATCAGTTAATTGAACACCATAGAGCACATCGGCGACCATCTTAGTACCAAGATAATCCACACTATATTCAGACTGAACCCTTATGCCTTTTTGTATAGCCACAGCGACAGCAGACTTGTGGGCAATGTAGCCCGCTTCTACTCCTGTACCCGACGCCGAGCTAATAAGGTTAGACATTAATACAGGCATCCCGTAAAGGCTACCAACTGCACCAGTAGCATCAACCCCAGAAACAAGAACGCCACCAGCGTTTTGATTAGAGATAAAACTAGCATTGGACGCTATATCTGCGTAAAGAGTAGGATTAACAAACCAAGCGCACTCCATAGGGTCAATATCTAATTCTAAAATAGTTGCAAAAGCTTCTTCTGCCTTTGCTCCAGTAAGCGTATTATTAGCCGATAAGCTCATAGAAGTATTTATACTCTGTAGCTCTGTTTCGATATTGGTGTCGATACCTTTAGCTAACTGGTATGCCATTCCTTTAGCATATTTAGTAAATAGTTCCTCATTAGCTTGCACTACACCCATATCCTCGAACAAATGGGCGACGTATTCGTGTTCATCTATATCTAATTCGGTTGCGTCTGTTGTCGATGCACTATACACAACAGAGGATTGTTCACCTTTTGTTGCAGATGCAGTTGCTGGAAATTCTGGGATATGTATTTTATTTCCCTTACCTGTAACCAACGCAGAGTAATCATCAAAGAACGGCTTGAATACCAAAGCAGTTTCAAAGTATTGCCACATAGCTGTCGCCCACATTTCTGGGATTATCTTAGCTAAATCCGTAACGCCAACTGTGTTAGAAGCGTTACTAGACGAATGGGATTCGTAACCTACTATAGTTCCACCCACGCAAATCATACTTAATATATCGATTAGCAGGGCGCTATCCATCATAAATAGTTCCATTTTTTTACCTCAATTTTAATTTAATTTATTGTTTGTTTTTAAAGTATGCTATTTTTTCGTGCCAAGCTAATTCCTTATTATCAATTACATCGGTAGATTTTACCGCTATATTTCTAACAGGTGCGTTAGCATTTACCATATTGGGTTTTTTCGCACTATTCTTATAAGCATTACTAATGTCCGCGACTACATCTAAATCGTGATTCGCATACTTTTCCTGTAAATCCTCTGGCAAGTCCTTTAGCAGTTCCGCCTTCTGTGAATTTTCTAGGTTAGTATACTTTTCTCGGTAAGGTGTTGCCTTTTCTAGTTCCTGCTTCAGTTGTTCTATTACTTTGTCCTGCTCACCCCTTTTAGCCATATCGGATAATTCCTTATCCTTATCGGCTTTATTTTTTGCATCTAACTGGGTTTTTAATTCGTCTATTTCAGACTTATATTTAGCAGTCATTTCATTAACTCTACCTTGAGGAACGAAGTTCGGTTTTTCGACCTGTGTGTCGGTTGTGCTGTTCGTAGCACTTTCGGAAGTCATTTTATCGCCTTGATTGGCGTTATTAGTCGTATTTTCTTGCATATCTTATCCTTAATATAATTTAATATAATGTAAACAAAATAAAATAAAGTGCGTTTAAACACATTTATTTTTTTAATTTTTTAACTAGCAATTCAAGAAACTCTACAAAGCCGTCAAATGCTTCCCCATAAATAATAGCTTCTTCCTTCTCAGAAAGCAGGGGTAAATTTACATTCTTGTTTATAATTTCTACTGCCATTGCCTTATTTTCTTTAACTTTTTTGATAAGTAACTTCTCTCCCACACCTATCAAACTATTAAATAATTTATTCAACATCTTTACTACTCCTTTTTTTGTTTTTTTTACTTAACCCGTTTCCCGATAAAGCCTGCACAATCTCTACTAAACTTTCATAGCTACTACGCATATCGGCTAATGATTCTTTAATATTTATTTGCAACTCTTTTTGCTGGGAAATTAGAGTTATTATAATTTGCTCTAATCTTAATTGGGAATTTGTCAAATCCTCCATAAAAAACTTTTGAATAAATTGCGTTTGTCGCCATATAAACCACATACTCGCCCCCGCTACAGCAACGGGAACGCCCAATTTTTCTACAATATCTATTAACTCCATCGACTACCTTTTTATATTGGTTGCGCCTGTGTACCCTGCTGGTACTAAACGACATCTGCAATGCCCTCTACATACCGACCAGCCACTTCGGGGCGTTCCTATGTTTAAAAATAAATCCATCGTGCCTTCACGACCCTCACGAGATAAACAATCTGGGCAAGTACCACTACCCACCGTTACCCACTTAAATTTTTTAACTCCTTCTTTTTCATACAGTTTAAACCCGCCTGTCGTACTGGCTAGCCCTAAACTATCTTTTACTACATTTTTTAGCCCAGAAGTTAATGACCCAAAAACCCGACCCCCTTGATTTAAGTCCGCTAGCAATACTGCTTGTATCGTACCCTCTGTTGCACCACCCGCCGTTAAAGTATTGATGACTGTGTTAATTTCTATTACTGCTTTACTAGCTTCTGCAACTACCATCGCTTCAATCATAATACTCATATCATCGTAGTTATCTATTGCAGGCATTATCTTAATGCTTCCTGTATGTGTAGCAGGGCGAGTTTACTAGCTTTTTTATCCATACGTTTACTGTACCCGAACCATTCACGCTGGGGCATCCCACCTATACCCTCATTATGTACTATACTAGGCACAGCTCTATCCCTCTTGTTTATCGATACAGTCGCCCGTAAATTATCATCGGTTGCCTTCTTTTTAACGTACACGTTTTTCATCTTATGTTTATCCATTAATGGTTTACTGGGTGTAGCACTTCCTGTTTTCTTTTTACGCTTAACGGTGGCTGGTTTAAGTCGTTTAAACTTTGTGCCACTAACATCTACGCCCTGCTGTAGCCCATCCTGTATATCCTGTACGGTTGCGTCAGCAATATCATTAATTAAATCTTTTAGGTTTAAGTTCTTATTTAACTTAAATATTTCTTTTTTCTTCAGTTTTACCATATTTTTTTAATATGCCTTTAGCTTCCTGTTCACCTATTTTAATTGCCTTTTTTAATTCTGGTACGTGGCTTTCATAGTATTGCCGTGCTATAGATTCTAAATACTGTTGGGGGTTTTCTAGTAATTTTTTTAAATCGATTACTTTTATAATTTCCTCAGAGCTTTTATCTATCTTCTCTTTTAAGCTATCCAGTTTATCGTGATAGCCGTCTATAATCTCTTGCCCTGTTGCCATTACTTTTTGCCCTTACCCCAGCTAAAAGGATTTAAATTAATTCCTAATTCTTGTTCTATCCATACATTTTGCTCTTGCATTTGTGCTTCTAGTTGTTCTATGTGCTTTGCTTCTTGTATGGCTCGTTCTTCCTCAAATATTGCTATATCTTCTAGTGCTATAGTCATATTTCGCTCTAGCTCTTGTATTCTACCCTCGTACTGCCAAAAGGTATAAACTAAAAGGGCTGTTCCTGCTAGAATTTGTAGCAACCACTTGAAGTTAATCGTAATTGCCATCGAATCGCCTATTACTTCACCCTTATACGAACGTGCGCCGTTATTTTCTGCCACGACGCTTATTCATTTTACTTTTTCGTTTAGACTGGGTGTACGCATTACTACTTTTCTTTTTACCTGTACGCTTATTGTATGGCATCTGCACTTACCCCGCTATTAAGTTTAAACGCATTGTCCTCTGTATCAGACATATTTTTTACCTTGTTAGCACTACCACCACGTACCGATAAATATTCTTCAGCATCTTCACGGGAGGGGAAGCCGTCGGGGTCAGATTCCATAAGGTAATCAACCTTATCCTTTAAGCCATTGGCGAAAAGCCAATCCCAACGGGCTTGCTCTTGTTCGGGGGTTAGAGGAAACTCGACTTCTGCAAAATCGATACTAAAGTCTGAGTTTATAGGTGAGCCTAATGCTTCTGCTATGGCAACTTCTATAGCATAAATCTCCCGCTCTGCTATTCTGTATTTCTCTACATCATCTTCACGCGATTCAATTAATTCTAGGTTTTCTATTTTTAGACTAACTCCCGATTTACTGCCATTAATCCCATAATCGAAAGTAACGTGATGGTTTTGAAATATATGCTGTAACTGGAATTTTATACCATCTACAATGCTATTAATATCTATATTTGGGTTCAGATTAGTCATACTACCTTCTTCGATGATAACTGCTTTATTTAGCCCTAATTCTATTTGGTTACTATCTACCCTGCCCTGTATAACAAACTGCCCACCTGCACTACGAATATGGTGCTGTAACATTGTCATAGCTATATCTATTTGCCTATTTGCTGTTACTATATCTTTTGCCCCATCGTTCCAAAATTCATCAACTTGCGTACTAGGTTGCAGGAATACAAAAGGCAATACCCCGTAAGGGTTTACCATATCTACATTATCTTCAGTTGGGTTATGAACAGCCCCATTACTGTCGAAAATAAAATGTTCATCCTTTGACCAAAATACATAACGATTATTGGATGAATCACTAGGGTCGTCGCCTATTTTATAAGCGATAGCAGTTGGGGTAATAGTATCAATATCATCACAAAATGCTACAAACTTAACTACTGGCATATACTGCATTAACCCATCGTAATCGGGGCAAATTTTTACAGCTATAGTTCCTAGTAAATTATGTAATCGCTCTATCTTTTTTAGTTGATAGTCTTTTGAATTAATAAAATCTACGTAACTGTCATTCTCTACTGTACGTATAGGTGCATTTTTGTACACCATACTTATCCTATTAATTAAGCGTTGTGAAAAGTTTTGGGTATAAAGTGGTATCTCTTTTTGTAGGCTTCCTTTAAAATATTTAGCTATATATTTTTCAGTACCATTATACTTATAGTAATCGATACACGCATCACGTTCGGAATGTTTTGATACGCCCCCCATTTTAGTTTCTAATTGGTCTAGTGTTGTTTTAATTGCGTCTGTTGTGCCATTATAATAAAACATATTTTTCCTTTTACGCCATATAGGTTCGTGTTTGTGGTTTTCTTATAGGTAATTCAAAATCTATGCCATAGCGGTAGCCATCGCTGAAATGTGTTAAATCCTTATTACTTTTATCTATTTCGCGCGTTCCCTCTTTATTTACTACCTGCTCAAAATCTTTAATTAAACCCTTACATTTTGGGTTAATAATTGTAAAATCAAAACTTTTATTAACAGCATTAACGCTATCTGTTATGCTTGGGGCTTTAAGTTTAGCACGTAACTCTATGCCGTTTAAACGTATTATATCGTGGTCTGATTTAGTAGAGTTTGTAGAACGGCTTTTCCCACTTGGGTCGGGATAGCATATAAATCTAGCTTTAGGGTATCGGCGTTTGCACTCGTCTATCATTCGTTGGGTCATTAGGTCGCCCGTATCTTGGTGTTTAATTTTAACTTCATCGAATACGACTACCTTTTCTTTTTCCCTGCCCGTCTTGAGTTGCCAAAGGCTGGCACACATCGGGAAGACGTTGAAGTCCAGCGATAAACGGACTGGTAGGTTTGGGTCATATACTGCGTTTTCGCTATTGTTTCTCTCTCTACTGTAACCATAGTAAGTAGCTCCATATTGCAAATTAACATAGTTGCCCATCATATAGGCTTCTATTAGTTTATCATCGTAATTAGCTTTAAGACTATCTATAAACTCTTGGGGTAGAAATGGGTTATCCTCTGTTTTGCCCTGTATTAATTCATATTCGTCAGTTTTGCTTTCCCCCCAATGTTCATAGTGCCAGTTAAATCCTTCGGGCGTAGTGCTTGTCCAAGCAGATAAGTTTCTACCCTCACGTAAACGGCTTATTAGCATTTGCCAAGCCTTACCATCTTTAAGTAACCCAGCTTCGTCTATTCCACCACCTGCTAGGTTTAGCCCTGCCCATCTGCGCCAATTCTCTGCGCTCCGTAATATGATATGGGCATAGCCACCACGCCACTTAATTAAATAACGCATATCACTAGCTTTATACGTATAATCAAATTTCAAATCGTTTAAACACTTTTCCAATGTCGGCTGTAATACATCTCGTACCATAGGAAATACAGGTTCAGCTAG